AAGCAAGAATGCGTGCACTAGGGTTAGAAACTCCAGTTGGACGTCCAAGAACATCTATAGAAGACCTTCCTGAGAATTGGAAAGAGATCATGATGGCTGAGGCTCAAGATGGTGGTGGTCCGACTGCTTACATGGTTAAACTTGGAATAGCTCACACGGCTTTCAACACTTTGATGGAGGACTCTGAAGATTTTCAGAACACTTTTGAGGCTTGTATGTTGTTGTGTAGGTACTGGTGGGAGACTCAAGGTCGCAAAATGGCAAGTGGTGCAGACGGAAATGCAACAGTTTGGAGTCTCAATATGACCAACAGATTCAACTGGCGCAGTGGACGCAATGAAGTCGTCGGAGACCCAAATGCTCCTGTTGTTAACAAGCATGAAGTGAAAAATGTAACACTTACACGTGAAGAGCTTTTGAAAGAGCTTGAGTCTAGAAACCTTCCAACAGAGTTTTTGAATAAGTGATATGAACTACAATTCAATTTATGAAAGTTTGATTGCAAAGGCCAGAGAAAGATCTCTCGTAGACGGCTATTCAGAGAAACACCATGTTATTCCTAAATGCATGGGAGGAAGCAACGAGAGATCAAATTTGGTGGTGCTTACTGCTGAGGAACATTTCCTAGCGCATCAATTGCTTGTCAAGATCAACCCTGGAAATTCTAAATTGACATTTGCACTGGACAAGATGACGCTTGAACACAACAGTAAAAAAAGAAATAACAAAATGTATGGTTGGATAAGAAGGCGTGTCAACAAAAGTCTTTCAGAAAGAATGAAAAATTCAAATCCGATGAATTCAAAAGAAAGCAGGATTAAGCTTTCAAATTCTAAAAAAGGAAAAAATACAGGAGCAAATCATCAAAATGCAACTGGTGTTGTTTGTGTTCAAACAGGTCAAATTTTTGAAACAAGATCTGCAGCAGGAGCTTGGTTAAGGTCTATTGGACACTTGAAAGCTCACGGAGGAAGCTTGTCTGAAGCATTAAAGGACAGCTCTAAATATTCTTCATTCGGATTTAATTGGAAATACGCTTGAAACTCTCAGACGTTGATTTGATACAACTGGCAATGGCTCAAGAAGCTAGAGAGAGTTTTTACGCCTACAGACGCTTCATCCACGGAAACAAATTCCAAACAGGATGGTTCGTGCTTCAGTTGTGTTCAGACTTTCAATCATTTTATGATGATCTAGTTGCAGGAAAGCGCCCAAAGATGGCTGTGTGCACTCCTCCGCAACACGGAAAGTCCGTTGCTGTGGTTGACTTCATAGCTTGGTTGTCTGGTAAAAACCCTGCTTTGAGGACGATCTATTCTTCATTCAGCGAGCGGCTTGGAGTAAGAGCGAACTTGATGCTTCAAAGAACATTCGATTCTGAAAAATACAAGATGGTGTTTCCTGATTTGAAAATAAGCACTATTGGAGAGTCTAACACCTTTGGAGCTACAAGGAATAGAGAGCTTATTGAGTTTGTTGGACAGACAGGACTTTTCAGGAACACAACTGTTGGTGGTGCTATCACTGGCGAGTCTTTAGACCTTTCCGTTGTTGACGATCCTATAAAAGGGCGTGAAGAGGCTGGTTCAGAGACAACACGCGAAAAAGTTTGGATGTGGTTTACTGATGACATGATGACTCGTTTCTCAGAAGACGCAGGGCTTCTGCTGATAATGACTCGTTGGCACGTGTCAGACCCTCTTGGTAAGTTGAAAGAGCACATTGGTGAAGATTTAAAGATAATAAGTTATCCTGCTGTGGCTGTTAAAGATGAAAAATTCCGTAAAACAGGAGAGCCGTTATTCCCTGAATTGAAGTCATTGGACTTTTTGAATCAACGTAAAGCAATAATGGCGTCTGTTAACTGGGAGTCTCTCTACCAACAAAACCCGCAAATTGTCGGTGGCGAATTGATTAAAGGTGAGCATTTCGGATTCTACAAACAACTGCCCATCATAAAAGAACGGAAGATATTCGCTGACACTGCTCAGAAGACAGCCGAGCGCAATGACTTCAGCGTGTTTGAGTGCTGGGGAAAGGGTGTTGACGGAAAGATTTACCTGATCGATCTTATTCGTGGCAAGTGGGAAGCTCCAGAGCTCAAGCGCAGAGCCATAGCATTCTGGAACAAGCACAAAACTTACGAAACCATTCTGCTGGGTCAATTGCGCAAGATGAATGTCGAGGACAAATCGTCCGGAACTGGCTTGATACAAGACATCAAGGCAGAAGGCAGAATACCAATTGGCGCAATTCAAAGAAACAAAGACAAATACACGCGTGTGCTTGACGCTCTTGGCTATATAGAGAGCGGATACATAATGCTGCCTGAAGATGCGCCATTCGTTTCTGACTTCGTGTCTGAGTGCGAGGCATTCACGGCAGACGACAGCCATATGTTCGACGATCAAATAGATCCAATGCTTGACGCCATTGAAGATTTTCTAGCGTCTAATAACTTAATATCACTATGGGAAAATCAATCATGAGACAACAGAAAATGCGCAAGGAAGTGAAAGTCGCGTCTACACGAGACGGATTCGCTAACTTCACAGCAAGAATGGGCATTGGTGCACAGAACGTATTGAGTCAAGCTCAGTACACATTCGACTTGCTAACGCGTAACCGCACCAAGCTTGAAGCGATGTACCGTGGCTCGTGGATTATTGGCATTGCGGTGGACGCTGTTGCAGAAGACATGACCAGAGCCGGTGTGACGATCAACGGCATTGAAGATCCTAAGAAGCTCAAGGACATGCAAACAGTGTTGACGCGCAAAGGTGTTTGGTCTTCTCTGCTGGAAGGCATAAAATGGGGAAGACTTTACGGTGGTGCGATCAGCGTGATTGTTATTGACGGTCAGGACATGAGCACGCCATTGGACATCAACACAATAACCAAAGACCAATTCAAGGGTCTTAGAGTTTATGATCGTTGGAGATTGCAACCAGACTTGAATGACCTTGTTGAAGACGGAATTGACCAAGGAGACCCAAAATTCTATCGTGTGATCAATTCCTATGACGGAAACAAAGCCAATGTTAGCAACTTGAAGATCCATCACAGCCGTTTGATCAGGCATTTGGGCATCAAGCTTCCTTACTGGCAAGCTCTGACAGAGGAACTTTGGTCTGAAGCAATTCCAGAGCGTATTTATGATCGTCTTGTTGCATTCGACACATCTTCAGCAGGTGCTGCAAATTTAATCAACAAGGCTCACTTGCGTACGGTTCAGATCGACGGGCTTCGCGAAGTTTTCGCAGCTGGAGGCGAGGCTGAAGAAAATCTGTTGACCATGTTCCATCATATGCGCATGTTGCAGACGAACGAAGGTCTTACGCTGTTGGACAAAAACGACACATTCGCAACAAGTTCATATTCATTCTCTGGCTTGAGCGACATGATGCTGCAATTTGGCCAACAGATCTCTGGCGCAACAGGAATACCGTTGGTGCGATTGTTTGGTCAAGCTCCTGCTGGTCTTAACTCGACAGGTGAAAATGATTTGCGCATGTATTACGACAATGTCAACTCGCAACAAGAGTCTACGCTCAGAGAAGGCATGCACAAACTGTTGAGAATCGTTTATCGCTCTGCAACTGGTGAAGACGTTCCTGATTCTTTCGACTTTGAGTTTGTTAGCTTGTGGCAAACATCAACAAAAGAAAAGATCGACATCGCCAATGTTGGTTCAACCGCGATCAACAATGCTTACACAACCGGCACCATAGACCTTCCGACTGCTATGAAAGAGTTGAAAGCTCTTAGCGAATTGACCGGTGTCTTCGGCTCTATAACTGAGCTGTCGATCAAAGAGGCTGAAGCAGAGCCAGTTCCGTTGCCTGTTGAGTCTGCTCCGTTGCCAGAAGAAGTTGCTCCTCCAACAGATGAGCAGCCTAAACGAACAGCATTCGACAGAATCAAAGATTGGCTGAATCGTGGCTAGGAAATTTGAACTTCCTAGATCCGTCGAAAGACGTTACGCAACAGAACTTAGACGTGTGGCTAGGATCGTTGGTGGTTTGGTGCAGTCTCATGTGGACGGCTCAACCATTCGCGATCCTAAAAAGCTGGCTCAGGCTCTTCTTGACTATTCTGAGGCTCTTGGTCCATGGGCTGAACGGCTTGCAGCAAAGATGATAAGGGAAAGTGCTGCAGCCAACTTTTCATCGTTCAGAAGTCAGTCTAAAGCAATTGGTTCGTCATTGAAATCAATGCTAGCGGACACAGCCATAGGACAAACGGCTAGAATGTTGCAGAACAGACAGGTTGAGTTGATTAAAAGTCTGCCATTGGAAGCCGGTCTCAGAGCGCAGGAACTTGCACAACAAGCTGTCATCGGTGGAAAGAGAGCGGATGTCGTTGCTGCCGAGTTAGCCAGAACAGAAGAGGTGACACTGAGCAGAGCGACATTGATTGCACGAACAGAAGCTGCAAAAGCCAATGCAGCGATCACGCAAGCCAGAGCCGAGTTCATAGGCGCAACACATTACATCTGGCGCACAGCCGAAGACGCTGACGTGCGAGAAAGTCATGCCGTTATGGAAGGTGTTGTATGTGAGTTTGCTAATCCTCCAGCAATTGAAGGAGAGGGCAACCATGGACCAGGAGAAATATACAATTGCCGGTGTTATGCTGAGCCGATTATACCTGACCCAAAATAATTGTTTGCTTTTCAAACAAATTGGCGCATAATAATCATATATGGAAAATTTACCCGCATTCGACACAGCTCATATGGAGAAGCTTGATGGCTGAAAAGTTCTATTATTCTGCTAAGCTTTCTGAGAATATGAGTCAGACGCCTGAAGGCTTCCTAATCTGTCACAATGTCCCAATTTCACGCGCTGGTGAATTGATTTATGCACCAAGCGAAACTCCAGTAAAAGCCTTGAACGGTAAAGTTATTATAAGCCGCACAATCGAAGAAGTTCATGACATCGTTGCCATGGCCAGTTTCGAAGGCAAACCAATAACCATCAATCATCCTGAAGACTTCGTCAATCCGCAGAACTGGAAAGAACTTGCTGTTGGTTTCATCCAAGACGTTCGTGCCGGTGAAGGTGATGACGCAGACAAAATGATTTGTGAACTGTTGATCACCGACTACGAAGCTATCAGCGCAGTAAAATCAGGCAAGCTAAGAGAAGTTTCTTGTGGTTATGA